GAGAATCCTGTCACATCTTGAGGAGGTGCTGTCTTACCAACAACCTCATGGTCATCTAATGTCCAATCAGAACGAACGCCGAATGAATTTACAGACCTTGCGCGAATGTTATAAGTCGCACCATCAACAGCATTGTTTAACTCAAAGATTGTTCCAGTTGCTTGACCTAAATTGATCCAATCTGTATCAGATGATAGTTTTGCCTGAACTTCATAGTTATATTGGAATGTTGATTCTCCAGACAAAGTGACAACAAGTTTTGTTATAACAGTCTCAGCGGCAATGTATAGAATATCTGTTGAGGTAACGCCTGGAGCAGTTACCAAGAACGGGTCTGGAAGATTTGTATTTGGGGCAAGATCAACAACAGTCTCTGATCCATTTGCCCAGGTATAAACACCGCTTGCTGTTTCTCTGAGCGTAAGATTGACAACTGGAGTTGCACCGCCATCAGAATCAACAAATGAGAATGACCAATCAATGACCTCAAAGACTTTTTGATTCCAACCATACCGATCAAAAGACAAATAAACATTGTCTCCAGGCTGGAGCGAGAAAGCATTCAGGTTGCATGATAGATTTACAACAATTTGCTGTCGTGACTTCTCAAGATCAATCTTTGCTAGACGCTGGCAAGCCGCAGATGAAGTTGTGAATGGGAATTGCGTATCTTTCCAGATTTTCTCGTTGTCCTCTGCCTCATATAGCGAGTTTGTTACAGGCGGGAAGCTGGCTACTTGATAAAGCGTCTCAGGTTCAGAATATGTCCCTTTGATAGCGTTGAAAATATCTCTGCGTGATTGAGAGCCTTGCACAGAAATCTGACCAACAACATCATCCTCTGTCAAGGTTACAGTTGGAGTTCTATATTCTGCGACTTTTAGAGTCCACTTGCCGCCAACATAAGACAGCATCCCACCGCAAGAGGTGAGCATTTTGGATAGGATGTCTTTTGGTTGTTCGCCAGAGGAAAAAGCACCATTGATCGTGTATCTTGCTTCAGTAGAGGAATCGGCAAGGGTTATTGATTGATCACAAATATCTGCTGCATCCGAGAAAGAATCGTCATCAATCTCATCCTCTGTTGCAGCCATTCCATAATCAAGGTCTGTCAAATAATCACGAATGCAAAGCGCAGCATTTGTTGAATAGGCAGTTGTGTCTGTTCTTGGGTCATAGACTTTTTTGCCACGAATTTCTGCCGTAATGTTTGGCAATCCAAGAGGAAATTTGTCTGCATCATAGACTAATTTTGCCCCAAGAGTTGCGATTCCTTTGAATCTGAAATCAGATGCGGTTGTGCCAGAGAACAACTCCATAGAATTTTGAGTGCTTGTTCCGAGCAGATAATCAAAGTTAATAACGCTTGTGCTTCCTTGATAGTTGATTGTGTAAATATTGCCACTTGTGGTCAAAGGAAATTTATCATCGTTCACATAAACATTGTCAATTGCCGTGATTTCATGTCCAGCCATTGCCATTGCCATATACATTGTTTCATTCTTTGAGCCAGTTGCTTCCATGTGAACGACTGTTCCACCAACCCTTGTTTTGCCATAAACAATAAAAGCATTGCCAGCTGGTTCACGCTTTGAAACAAGTTGACCTCTAAGTTGCTCACCTAAATCTGCCGCTTCTGGAGTGTCAGCAGTTAAATATGAAATGGTTGAGATTGCCGCAGCTGTCAATGCCGCAGTTGCGATATATGCAGATGCGCCAGTTAATCCAAAAATTGCAGCTCCAGCAACAGCGGTAGATGCTGGTGCAATAAAAGCAATAGTCGCAGCGACAACTGCCGCAGTAACAGCAACTTTGAAAACTGAATCAAAAAATCCCATCATCTACCCCAGGAAATCTGACGATCTTGCAAAGCACCAACACCTTGCAATGAGGTGTCGCCAGGATAACGCTCTAGTTGTTCTTCGCTTGTTAACTTTCTCGTTCTTGGCCTTTCAAGGTCAATTAAAACATTCTCGATGTTGATTTGAATTGTTGCAGTCTGCCCTGTCTCTGTGATTGTCATCACATCCATGCGTCCAGCAAAGATTTGATACATATCTGAGACTGGTTGATTTGATGAATCTAAAGCACCGATATAAATCTTGGCAGATCGTCCTCGATAATTCTCAGCAAGCAAAATAGCAATGATATCTGTACTCAATCCAGAAAAGGTCAAATTTATTCCTTTTGCAGATAGATCAGTTGCCTCTGTGATTTCGTTGAAATTAAGGACATTTGCAGCACCATCCCAAACATAATTGTTTGCGGAAATCTGCCCATAACCTGTCCAGAATCTCAATGTTCCAGAATCAAATGACAATTCAACCGCATAGAAAGGCTTGAGTTCAGTTGCCCCAAACTCGCTTGATAGTGCGGCTGGAAGTGTCCTTGCCATTACAGAGCCTCCCTAGCGGGGAAGGTTATTCCATAAACAGAGGCTTCATTGATATCCCATGCCTGTTGTCCATTTGAAAGACGAAATACGCCTTTAGCATTTGAGACTGTGATAGTTGCGTTATCTGATGGAGATGAACGCAAGTCTGGATAAATTGTCAGGGTTGCATTTCCAGACCCATCAGAATTAACATCATCCAAGACCTTGTAAAGCTGTGCCGATGATGCAGAACCAAGTTGAATGTAATCTCCAGCCTTCAAGATGCCTGTTGTGCTTGTTGTCCAGCCATCTGTCACCAATTCTTGCCCTGTTTGGCTTGCACCATTGACCAATGGGGTTCCGGTTGCAATGCCTCGAGGTGTTGCTGCATTTGGATCACCAAGAAGGAATGTCCCATAGGAGCCGCCAAGTTTCAACAAGAAAGAAATCCAGTATTCAGCATCAACTCTTTTCATCGGCGGCAATGTGATATCGGCCTCCCAGAATTGACCAGGGTATTTGTAAACTTGTTGCTTTGCGGTAAAAGGTGAAGATGAAATGCCAACAATAGAATTGGCAGTAAGCCTGACCTTTGCGATTCCAGCCGCAGTCGGAAGTGATAGTGGGTAAGAAATTGCCATTTATGCCATTGCCCTTCCAAACGAACCGCCTCTGCGTTTAGCATCTGCAACCGCTGATTTCGTTGCTTCCATGATCCTGGGCATCATTCCCATGACTTCAGCACGAACAGTTTGTGATACGCCAGCAGAAAGATTGATTGTTTGATTAACAGTTACACCTGCACCTTGACCAGCAGAATGGTCAACCACAGTCTCATTCGGGTGAAGAATTGCAGGGAATCCACCCATGCCATCAACACCACCAGACCTTGACCCTGATCCTGTGTATCCACCACCAGCATAACTCCACAATCCACTTCCGATTGGATCAACTGATGCAGATTGTGATGAAAACAAATTACCAATAAAACCAGAAACAGCGCCACCTGTTACAACTTTGGATAATGGCTCTGTGATTGATTGCCTGACTTGAATTCTGATGATGTCATTGATGACGCTGTTTGCAAGGTCTTTGAATTCCAACTTGCCTGTTTTTACAAAGTTAACAAACGCATCTTCCATCCCGTTGAATGCACGAACAACAGAATCCTCCATCAAGTCTGAAATATCTTTGATGGAGTTGTAATACGCTGTCAGCCCTCGTTCAGCGGCAGCACCGAATCCTTGCTCTTTGACTGTTTTATTGAACTCGTTAGTCTTTTCAATAACATCAAACAACATTGATCCATATTCTTCCCAACTTATCTCTCCCATTTTCAAGGCAAGATCAAGTTTGTTGAGTTTCTCAGCCATCTGAGAGATTGGATCAAGACTGTTTTGATATTCCTCTTTTAGCTTTTTAACTCTGTCAACTTCTTTTTCTCCGATCTGTTTGATCAGAGCATCCAGACCTTTGCTCTTTTCTATCTTATCCAGAACAAGAGCCATTTCGACATAGTTGCTTAACTGCTGTTTTTCTTTTTGATTCAACTTGTCATAGCCAAGTGCTTGCAAGAATGTCATCTTGGCAACACCAGCAATGTTATCTGTTACCTTTAGAAGTTCAAGTTTTTGAGCCTCAATCAAATTCAAGATGCGCTCATTTGGCATCTCAATTTCTTTTTTAGTATCGCTTCCGATTCCTTTGATGAGACCTTGCCGCCTTTTCAATGATTCGTCATATCCTTTAGAGGATTCATCGCCCAGGGCTTCGGCTTGCGCTCTTTCTTTGAGATAAACAATGACCTTCTTCAAATACTCGATGCGCTTGTTGCTTTCCTCAATTGCCCATTTGCTGGTGAAGGCAGATTGATTTTGCTTCTCAAGTTCTTTTATTTGCTCTGTAATGATTGCAATATTTTCTTGGTAATTCTTGAATGGATTGACTTCCATTCCAATTCTTAATGCCCCTGAAAAAGAACCAAATGCTTTGATGCCATCATTGAATTGATCAATGAGACTTTGAAGGCCATTGATAAGTGGTGGCAATGCTTCAACTGTGAGTCGCTTGAATGACTTTGCAAGCAACTCAATGGAATCGTTGAACTTTTCTGCTTTTAGTGCAAATTCAGTCGAGAATGTGTTTCCATATTGTTTGAGTCCAACTGATCCGGTATTGAGCAATGGGATCAATTCGGCTCCGGCTTTGCCAAACAAGGCAACCGCAGCTGCACCTTTGCCAGCCCCATCTGCCGAGTTTGCAAACGCATCAGCAACCTCTCCAAGCAATGATTCGCTAGATTTCAGATTGCCATTGGCATCACGAACAGAGATGCCAAGTGCGTCAAAGGCATTTTTCTGGGCAGTAGTTCCAATGGAAGCCTCAACAATGCTTCTATTGAACTTCTGGATGCCTGTTGCTAATTGATCTTGAGAAACGCCAGCAAGACTAGCGGCATCGGTCATCGCTGAGAGCGATTCAACCGTATAGCCTGTTTTCTGGGAAAGTTTTGCAAGACTATCGGCAGAATCTAGGATATTTTTTACAAATGCCGTTGCTCCAATGGCAGCAAAAACACCTGAAATTTTGCCGATTGCGCCTGTGACGCTTGTTGCACTTGATTTTAGTGAACCGAGATTCCTCTGGACTGCTGCAAATGCTGAACCAGTTTTGTCGGAGGCTGTGATCGCTATGTTGACATCTTTAGTTGCCACTTCTTTGCTCCGATTTCATCTCGAAATATTTTAGCCAGCCAATGAACTCCTCAACTGTCATTTCCTCAATTTCGGCAACCGTCTTGTGCAACTTTTCGGCTAACGAATATTTGAAGAACAGTTCAGGAGTCTCAATTAGTTTTTTCGGATGCCCTCCACATCCACTCGCATTATTTCTTGCGAGATTCGTTCAAGAACATTCGCGTCAACCGACATCCTCAATTGTGGCTTATCTTCAATGGTAAACAAATGTTCGCCTTTTGAATCCAAGCATTTCAACACAATCAATTCAACTATTGCATCAACTTCGCTGCCTGTCCTGGCTGCCACCTGTAATCTTGTCTTGTCCTTTAGCGTAAAAGGCTCAACATAGATCACAAGTGGTTTGCCATCATCATCTGCCCATTCTGGCACTTCAAAAGTTTTGACACTCAGCGATTTGAAATGGGCAACTGCCCTGCTGATTGCCTTACTCATCAGGCAACAGTCGTTTTAGTCAAAGCGCCTGTCCCTTGGACAGAAATGGATGCCATGACCATGCCATCAAACGATCCAGTTACTGCAACGCTGGTAACAATTGCGGTTCCTGAATAATAAGTGTCGCCAGACGATGCGCCTTCAGGATAGACATTCAAGGTCACAGATGCGCCAATGGTCAAAGCGCCCTGGCCTGTCGTGTCCGATTCATCCCAATGGACATCGAGTGAGCCGCTAAAGCTGGTCAAAGAAGATTGATATGTGCGAGCAGAATCGCCCATCACGGTATCTTCAATGGTGTCAGCTGTCTCTGTTAGCGAGTAGCTTTTGATTTCGGCAACAGCGTTTGCGCCGACCTTAACCGTACCTTCTGAACCTTTGTGATTTGCCATTTTTTTCCCCTTTCAGGATATTAAGATTTTATGGGATTAGCCCACAGATTCCAAATCGTTTTCCTTTGCTGTGTAGAACACATTTAAGGTCAACCGCCCAACACCAACAACCTTTTCCCCATCACCAGAATAATCTGCTTCAAATGAAACGATGTCGATGCCCTTTGCCAAACCGCCAAGAGTCTGATGCGAATAAATCGCCTCCTCAACTTCCAGCGAAATTGCGTCCAGCGAATCATCAATGTTTGAATTCGCCATTACATAACTTTCAACCATCACCTCGAGCGTCCTAAGTTGTGTCCTTGGTGGGTTTATTGTTTCGTTGCTTATATCTTCTGACTTTGTATAAATGCAGAGTCCAGGCAATTTGCCTGTTTCAAGAGGATAAATCCTAGACTTATAGACTCTGGTTGATGTGGTTGCCAGACCAGTTAAAGCAGTCACAACCGCATCCCTGATTTGTTTTCTTAGGTGGCTCATTGTTTCTCCAAAGAAATCAATGTGATGCCTGTCCCATCATCTTGAACAACCCTGCTTTTATAAGTTGTTCCAGAAATAACAAAAGTGTCGCCTTCTGTGCAATTGACAACATCAGATGTCCTGCAAGTCAATCTGGGTTGCTGGATTGCAAATCCAACCTCACCACCAGTATCAACCTCAACATATTGATTGTCAAAGATCGCGGTTATTGTGGCAGCAGAGCCTCCCTGGACTGTATAAGTCACAGACTGCCCAAAGTCAGTAAGCATGATCAAACGATCTGCATCTGTTTCAACTGGCATCTTCTTCCTTCTTGCGAGGTCTGCCCCTGCGAGTTACTTTTTGCTCGCTCGATATTAGTCCAATTGAACGATCAAGATTTTCAGGCTCATGGTGTGGGACACATCTTCCCATTGCCATAAGATTTCTTGCTTCGTCATCGCTCAATTCGACCACATCTCCGCAAACCGCTTTGCCTAGAGATGTAATCGTATTTCTTGTTATTTCGTATTTCATAAGAAAAGGGAGGATGTTACCCCTCCCTATTCAATCAAACGCCATCGTTATTGAAGGCGAACGATACGGCATTGCGAACTGCCACATCCACAGACTGCATAGCAATCACGCGAACTGTGCCAGCTGTGCCGCCGGTGTAAGGATCAACCAGAATGTCCAGACCGCCAAACATACCAATCAGCAGATCGGCAAAGTTGCCGAAATACAGATCGCCAGCGGTTACTTGGTTGGACACGATTGCCCTGTAACCATTGATCGTGCCGTCAGAATCGACAACGAAGATGGCTTGGTTGGTGGCTTTGGAGGTGGTTTTCAGAGCGCCATACATTCCGGCTGGCAGAATATAGGCAAGATTGCCACGCAAAGCGTTGTCCTCGGCAACCGCAGTCTCCATTGCAACCACTTCAGCCCAGGTCGGGTTGGCGGCAGCAAAGTCGGTGGGGTTGTTAATGCCAGAGGTGTTCTTGATGCCAGTAGGCTGACCAGAAGAACCAGAACCAGCCAAAGCACCAAGGTCAATTGCCAAACCGATAGCATCGGCAAGGTCTTGACGCACCAGGGCTTCCACGCTTGGGTTTGCACCCATCATCATGTTGCGGCTGATATCGGTGTAAGCACCAGCGGTCTTGGGAGACATGGTGACAGAACCAATGGTCATTTCGCTCTCAGATGCGGCAGAACCCTCGGTGAACCATCCGGCAGAGGCCATTGCAGACTTCTTCGGAATCTTCACGGTTCCAGAAAGACCAGTCAGCATGGTTGCGCCAGCTTGCATTACGCTCGAGGCGTTACGCAGAGCATCAATGAAGTCACCAGGACGATAGTTCTGAGGAACCAGACCAGCATCGTCAGAGGTGTTCAGATCGCGCTTGCCCCATGTGCGGAGGACTTCGGCGGGAACCAGAATGCCTTGGGCAGACTGACCGTAAGCGCGTTGTGCAGCCTCAGAACACTCAAGTTCAAATGCGGCAGCGCGTTGTGCGGCACGATCAGATGGATTTGCCAAAGCATTGATGGCGCGGAGCAAAGAATAAGATTTCTCTTCTTTGCGACTCATGCCAATGTCAGCTGCTTGCTGAACAGGGGCATCATAAGCGCCGGATTGAACGGCAACATTGATATCGGTAGTCATTTCAGTTTTCCTTTCGATAGCCTCGGCTCGGACTTCTGTCACCACCTCGGCAGGGGTTTCGGTAATTTGCGGCTCTTCGTTGCGCTGTTCGTCAACAGTCTCAGTCAGAACCACTTGAGGCGTTTCCACCTCGGCTTCAGAGGCGATTTCTTCCATCGAACGACCAACACCAACCGTGACATCGGCTGGAATTGAAACAATCGAGGCTTCCATCGGTCGCCAATTAGTTGCGCGGAAAGTACGACCATCGGAGGACTTGACCATTTTATTGATCGAGTAACCAATGCTCACATTACCGCGAATGTTATCGGCAACATCTCCATAAACCTCTGAAGCTAGTGCGCTCTTACCAAAGCGAACATTAGCCCTTAACTTACGGGCATTTGCATCGAGGTCAACGGATTCAATAACACCAATCTGCTTTTCAGGATCATGGTCAAGCAGTAGAGGTGCGCGGCCTGAATTCAGAAAACTCAGGTCAATTGCTTCTGGCGAATGCACAAGGACTTCATCGCCAAATGAACGCGCAACAGGGGTTTCAGATGAAATACTCATCTGAACTCTGCGCTCGTCCTTTATTTCAACTTCCATCGCATCAGCGCGAGTGAATTTTGATTCACTCTTGCGTTCTGGAATATCAGTTATTTCGTCCATATTTGTTACTCCTTCTTGCAATTCTAATTCAGCATTGTTTTCTTGTGCAACTCGCTCAGTTGCCTCTTCAAACAAAATCGGTTCAAAATCATGGTCTGCAAGCCATTGTTTTGCCTCTGCTGGTGTGAATTTGTCTTTATTAAATCTGATGGCCTGAAGTTCAGATGTGCCATCTTTTATTCCATAAATAAAGTCAATCCCATCGCCGCCAGCGTTATTTTCTCTTGCGAAAGAGTCATATTGATCTGGGTCTTTTAGCCTAGCTGCGTGTTCATTCGGGTAGGGGCGCATTTCATCCATATTTCTTTCTCCTTGAATCTTTGACCATTCGCGGTCAGCCCAAGATTTACCAGCATCCCCACCCCATAAAGCCCACGCAATGCGTCCGTTTGAGGGATAACCATCTTCCCCAGGTCGGAAGCCTTGAGCGTCCTTATCAACCTCATGACGAGCGAAATAAGACACCATGCGCCCAATCGTGTCATCGCTTAGATTCGCACCATTGACGATATCTCTTGCCCTTGCGATGCCGACCTCAGTACCGCCGCGCCCAAATTCACGCCGCCAATCCAGGCCGCGTTGGGCTTCTTCTTTCATTGATTCATTGGGTGTTGGCATCTGAATTTCCCTCAACCTCTGCCTGAACTGGCATCTTTGCGCCGAAAGGTTCAAATGCCAGCTTCACACCATAATTTGCAGCCATCTCTTTTTCTGCCTGAATCTGATCGAATGTTTCCTCAACATCTCGACCATATTGATTCGCAACATCTTGAAGGCTCAAAATGCCGTTGTTGATTCCAATGACCGCGGCATTCATCTCTTTGAGTGGGTCAACCCATTGGAATCCCCTGGCCCTGAAGATCGTTGCATCTGCGAACTTGTCAAATCTGCTGGCTGGAATGTTGATCGCGCCGTTTTCCATGATCTTCATTAGGAATTCTCGGAATACAGGCTCGACAAAATGCTGAATCAGGAAGTCTTGGACAACCTTCCATTGATCTCGATCCTCTAACGCGCCTTGACGAATGGAAGAATAAGAGACTCCCTCGAGGTCATTTGCCAGCGAGGTGTACGACACACCAAGACCAGAAGCAATGCCTCTAAGGACTGCCTTCTCGAAATCGGCAAATGCGCTTGTCGGGTGGGTAGGGTCAAACTGGGTGAAGTTCACGCCATCTGGCAGCTGGTGGAATGTTCCAGGTTCAGCTTCCATGATTGGCACTTTGTCCTGCATATCATCAGCTTGGAATCCATCACCTCCTGGGCTTGTGAAGAATCCCATCTTTGATGCACCAACCCTGGCTGCAACAAGTTCAGCCTCACGATAACCATGCAACATCTTGAGCGATGAGATTGCCGGAGCCATCCAAGGAGCGCCTCGAGTCTGCATTGCCCTTTCAGGCAAGAAGCAATGGATCATCTTATCGGCTGGAACTCTGTTGTAAGTTCTGCCCATCCATTGAGATTGATTGTCGCCTGGGTGAGAGGTGAACAAGTGGTAAGCAACAGGACGATTGAACTTGTCGAGTTCAACGCCCATCCTGATCCTGTTGCCATTGGAGAGAATCAAATTGTATTCTTCGTCCAGCAGATCAGATTCGATGAACTCAAGTGCGAAGCCAAATTCATTTGGATATTTGACCAAACGAACAAGCACCTCACCATCTCGGATAAGGGTTTCTACGAATAGTCTTTGAGCATCAACCCAGGACATTCGACCATCGACTGTGCAATA